CTACATCAAGTGTGGTCTGAGATTTTATACTTGATAAAACCTCAGACTCTTTTTGTTTGAATTCTTTTTTTAGCAGAGAAGCCTTCTCCTCGTCAACTCTTATTCCTGTACGTCTTGTATCTATTAAAATAGGCAATAATTCCATCTCCATCTCCCAAACATCGTGTAGGGACTGCTTAGATATCTCTGTTTTAAGCGTTTGCCATAAACGTAAGGTTAGCCCTGCATCTTGCTCAGCATAGAAGCCTACGTAGCCCGCAGGCAGCTTCCACATGTCTGCTTTCGGGTCAATACCCCATTCTTTAGCTTTTTCATTTAAAAAAGTCTCATTTTTAATTTCACCTAAATAATCCTTAGCACATGCATTTAAACTAAAACTAAATCTATTTTCATTGATGATCGCAGCAGCAATCATAGTATCAACTATCTTACCTCTAATCTCAAATCCATTTACAAGTAACCAACCAACATCATAACTTGCATTATGAAATATTTTAGTTGCATCTGTTTTTAAAATGTCTTGAATGAATGCGCAGGTTATCGATAGATCCATATTCCCACCAGCATCGTGAGCAATTGGAAAGTACCATTGTTGTCCAAGGGCAGCCACAGCAAATCCTACGATTTGTCCATCAAACGTTGCCCATCCTGGTCCTTTTGTTTTAATGTTAGGATCTTTTGTTTCTAGGTCAATTGCAATTTCAGTTGCTTTAGATAAATCTGGATATTCTGCAGGAGCAATCCAATCGCTATCATTGTATATAAAATTTAATTGATGAGTCATTGTTTTTTTCTACTTAAGCCACTATCGTCAATTGATACAATTTTTTTAGGTGGGATACGCATTTCAAATAAAGCACAGTCGGCACAATAATAATTATATTCATGTACAATTACTGCAACCACATCATCACAACGTTCACACATAACTAATTTTTTTTCTTTTTTTGGCATTTTTAAGTATTAATTTTAAAAGCTAAAGTTATTCTCATACCTTTTTTTGGAGCGTGTCCTTTATGAACTAAATTTGAATTAAAAACAATTAATTTATTTTTTTCAAATGGTATGATACATTCATTTTCAATTTCAAAATCACCTTCACCACAAACCATATACAATGCTGTTAAGTCACTTCCACTATCTATATGAAAAGATCCATCCATACCTGGGTGCTGTACATTTATATATATTCTATTAAATACTAATTTTATTTGTAAAAATCTTTGTAATTTAAAAGCTAAATAATTAATCAAAGTATCGTTATCATTAAAATTACTTGCATACAAATAACTGCCACCTTTGAATGACTGCTCACAATAAAAATGTGGAACTTGATGTTTAAATTTTTGTTCTAAAAATAACAACAGCTCATCATTTAACCAATTATTTTTTATTTTCATTTTTTAAATGGTCTATTTCTAAATCACAATAATGTTTTATTTTTTCTAAATCTTCTACTTTTTTTCCTTTGAATAAATATCTACAAGCATACTTAATTACATTTGCTTGAAAAGGATTTAAATTGTTTTTTCTAATAAAAGTCCATGGTTGAATTAAAAAAGAAGCATAGTGTGTTCCTCCTACCTGTCTATCTTTTGGAAATGCTTCATCGAACATATTTTTATCTGACATATTATACTCCACAAAGGCCTTCGCACTCTTGATTAAAGAGATCTGGCCCATCATCATTTTTAAATTTAACTTCATCTAAAGGCACACACTGTCTGTGTACAAAGTTTTTTACTTTAGGATTATGCATTCTCATCTTTTTATCAAATTCTACAGCACTTGCAAATTCTTCTGGTCTGTTATTTCTCATATCAATCCAAAAATTATCATCATGAAAAGGACAGCCAATACAAGCTGATTTAACAGGTACTTTAAAACCTTTACCTTCATACCATTTTAAACAATCTTGTCGTGACATTTTTTTATCTATCAAAGGCCAAACATTTTTTTGCCACCAAAATCTAGAAGGTTTCATTCTCATTACTTCATCAGTTGATATACCAACCCATACTTCAATGTGTTCTGTTTTAGGAAATCTTTGTCTTGGTTTTAAACCACATAGTTCTCTAATTTTTTTTGCTATTGGTGTAATCTTGTATTCTCTCGTACATTGTCTACGACCCATTCCTTTTTTTCCTTTTTCATTTAATGTGTAAAAAGGTGCGCTAGCAAATTGATTACCGCCTGGTGCTAGTGCTTTTAAAATATCATCTTGAATATTACCTTTTTTAACTATGTGTATAGGATAACTAATTACACTTTTTAAATAATTTAAATGATCTATTACAGGTTTAGGTTCCCAACCCGTATCTGCAAATACAGCTGCATCAGGTTTAACACCAAACTCTCCTGCATCAGCCATCAAGGCCATGGTGGAGCTTTGTACTCCTGCTCCTAAAGATAGTATTCTTAGCTTTGGTTCTTTATCTGACATAATTAGCCTCATATTGTTTGTAATATTTTCCTAATGGAAAGTTATATTGATGGTAAGTACCCAACAGATGGAGCGTGCTTTTAGATCTTGTTGCTCCTGTATACCAAACTCTAAGTTCTTTTACTTTTTCTGCTAAGTTTTTTTTATCAAAATGTGATGGAAAGTTACATTTACTTGCCAGAACAACATTATCTGCTTCCCCACCTTTGACTTGGTGTATTGTATC